AGTCAAGACCACGATTATAATCAGTTGGCAATTCTTCCAACTCAGGATCCATCAATGATGCCTTAATGACAGTTTGAATTTGTGGACTGATTACGAAGCGACGAATGGGGTTAGCTGGGGTCTGATCGTCACCGAGAGGGTTAGCACGAACAAATCCCTGATAGAGATACGTGCGCTTCTTCCAATATTTGCTTGCGAGATCCTTAAGAGTTTCGTCCTTATACCAAGGGCGAACTTCTGCGAGAACAGGACAGTTATCACCGTACATTTCTACGCACGGAACCTGAACGATAATCTGCTTTACGTTAGGATCACCCTTGACTCCGTTAAACGGAAGCTTAATGACCTGACGCTCTGCCCAGAAGTAAGGATTGTTAGTGTCGGCATCGCCGAGGAAGCGAACTGTAGCAGTTGCGCCTTCTGTGATATTCCAGTGAGGGTAAATTGCATTATCAGACTGTGTACGAGGACCGTTGCTCTGATTATTATTTTCTTGGGCTGCCAAACGTGCCCGGATTTCTGCTAGACTTGCCATTGTATAATCTCCTTTAAAATGTGCCTAAGTTGAGCTTTATAAGTGTTTTAATGTTTCGTTGTCGGAGACAACTACACATAAGTCTGTTATAACTCATGTGCAATGTATTTACAACTTAATTGGGTGCATAATATATTATTATTTTACACTATGTACCCAATTTGTTGTTATCTGTTGAAGCGCGCCATTTCCATGATACGAGCTAGTTCTTCTGGAATCTCAGTGGATTCATTGGCGCCGACTAGCTTGCCGATGTTGTTGTTCTTTACTTTTTCTGTGGGTCCAAGTTGACCTACACGCTTTTGGTTTGCATCTAAGCCTTCGTCAACTTCGTCATTTGTAGCAGGAACCTTAGCTTTACCCGAAAGTTTGTTAGAAGCCATAGTATGGCGTCTCACATTTTTATCATATACCTCTTGTCTACCCTGCTGCCCTTTTAGACCAGTAATGTTTTTAAATGTTTTATCCTTAACCGCTTGTGCAGTCTTGCTTGAAATTTCATCAAGTTCTTCTTCTGCTACTGCTTGAGGGGCCATGCTGATGAAGTTTTCGTCAACATCGCCCTTGAATGCTTTGTCAAGAGCCTTTCTAGCCATCTTAACTGCCTGTTTAGCAGCCATCATTTTAGCAGTCTTGTCAGGACCTTGTGGTCCTTTACGAGGATCATGGCGACTACCTTGATATAAGTCTTTTTCCATTTCGTTTACATCATTTGCAGGGGTTCGTTTGCGATTGCGGTGTTTTTCTTCCTGCTCAAAGTCTTCTTCTGACGGAATCCAGCTATCGTCATCTAAATCATCATCGTGCTTCTTCTTAAAAGGTACAACATCACCTTCATCAATTTCTAACTTTTCACTGATGATAGAATCAGCCCATTCTGCTAAAGTATCTACTTCGCTCATTTCAGCCACGGGCTTCTTAAGTCTTGATAGAATTGGCATAGCTGATTCGATACGAGGATCTACTGTTTCCTGAACAAAAAGTTCATTAATTGAAAGGTCATCCCCTTCATCTTCCATTAGTGCGGGAGTCCATGATTCAAAGTAAGCTTGATACCCACGATGACCAGCGAGTTTACTTAATGTTTCACGTAAGTTGTTATAATGATTAACGCCCTCGTTAACTAACTCTTGGGCTGATTCGTTGAATTGATTATTCTTAGTGGCACGTACAAATCCTGCCATCTTGCTATAATCTTCACACATTGATTTAACATGGTTCCAGCGATCATCATTAGGTACACCACCTTCTGCAATGTGACGGGCATATACACGAGCGATGCCAGGACGAGTCGTTGGAGCAAGGAATCTTTCACCTTCTTGATTTTCCAAGAAAATCTTAGCAACATTACGATATCGTTGTTCACCTTCTTCTAATGCACGATTATGCTGTAGAATAATCTTTACGTTAGGAACTGCGTCATTGTAACTTGCTTTCTTACCCATTGGGTAGTAACCTTCAGATACACGTTCTTTCATCTTATAATAATCCCGTTGTCTCATGTCATCGCTCAAGCGATCTTTGTTTGATAATTCAAAACTCAATTGTCTACGCTGTGACCAATTCTTTAAATGTGTTAGAAAACCGGTCCAGCTATCATTGTATTCTGAGCCCGGAGTAATGTTACTAGGGCTTTCTTGCTGTTCTTCATCATAATAAACGATGACATTTTTTGCGTCATCAATAGTTACCCAAACTTTACCATAATCTTTACCGTCTTTATTAAAAGTAAACTGGATAACATCTGCTGCTTGGCTAGCAGCAACCCGTTGATTTTTACTATCTAGTGGGACAGGATCATATCCTCTTACTTTAAGAAGATCATATAGGTCGCGGTTGAAACTTTCATTATCTGTAGCCATATCTATATTTAGTCCATATTACCCAAGAACGGCAAAGAAGGGCAGCGGCTGAATCATTTCATCATGGTCACGAATTTGACTCTCTAAATCACCATGAAAGTTTGCTAATTGAGTCATCATTCTAACTGCCAATAATGATGACATAACCAAATCATCAGTGTCACCTATCTTAGCGGCATAGCTTCCGCCAGACGCAACAAACGCTTTCAACTCACTAATCAATGATCTACTATGGATAGTCATCTTTTTTGATTCTAGTAGCGTCTTGAACTTAGCACAAGCTGCAAGTTTAGGCTTATTAGTAGTAGTAAATCCTCGCTTGCCTCTGCCCGCTTCACTAATAAAGATGCCTGGAATATTTGATTCACCGTATTCGTTTAGTGATACAATGGCAGCTTGCCCAATGCCGTTGTTTTCAATTGAATAGTAAATGTTGTTTGGTTCGTTAGTTTTTTCTGCTATGTACTTGCAAATTTCAGCAAGTAGTTTAATTTGACTAGGAATGTCAGTCTTATTGTGTTTCCACTCACCGATTTGTGTAGTCGTACTTGCTTCAAAGATTTGAATAGCAGCAGGGTCACCACCTGTACCCAATGATGGATCAAGAGCAACTACATACAGTCTGCCCTTTTCAGGTAGTTTATACCAACGTACTTGTCCCATTCTATTAGTAGGCTCAATACCCTCAAGCATAATCAATGTGTTTGGATTGATTAGTGTTTCGTCTGCGATGATGAATTCACAACCGATTTCACGATTAAATCTATCATCTCCGAGTTGAGCTTTCATTTCATCAGCCCATTTCTGATCACGACCGGGCTGTTCTGTCCAGTATGCTCTAAATGCCCTAAAGCCGTTTACACCTAACTCAGTTGTGTTGCCAAACTCATCTTCGGTCTTGTTTGCACCCTTCCAAATAAGAGCAAACTGGTCTTCGTCTGAGTTTGGAGTTGAAGTGATGATTGCCTTACCACCAGTTGATAGAGTAGGAGTAATAGAAGTCCAGAATTCTTGTGCGATTGATGGGCGAACGAACGCAAATTCGTCAAGGTATAGTAAGGTAATAGACATACCACGACCTGTGTTTTCAGTCGTAGTAGCAGACACAATGCGTGATCCGTTCTCAAAGTCAAGCGAACCTTTATTATAAGTGGTTACACCAGCCTTTATATGATCTGGACAATTTTCATACGCATATCGTATACGCTGCATAATTTCTTGTGCACCGGTGTACTTGTGTGCTGCGATTAGAATAGTAGAGTCTGGAACGAACATAGCGTACCAAAGCAAATAACCAGCAGCGGAAGTAGACTTACCTGACTGTCTAGGCATAAGTGAGATAGAGAAACGATACCGATGGTATGTGTCAATTAATCGTTCTTGGAACTCCCACGGGTGATAGTTCATACTACCTTTAGTAGGGTGCTGAATGATAAAGAAGTTATCCATAAAATAAAGATAACCCGTTTCCGGATCACAGCACTTCATAAAGTCATCTAGTTCTTGTTGATTCTTGAAGACGGTCTTCTTATAAGGATCTTTGATTAATGTTGGTGTATTTGCCATATAACTATTTAGTTAGGTTAACCGTTTTAGTTTGTAATTTCTTCCCAACCTAAACGCCACAATAAATCAGCATTTGGATTACCGTAACCTACGCACAATGTTAATATGTCAGGTGTCCCATCGGCTTGTCTACTCAATTGGAGTCTTGCTTTAACATCATTAGTTACTACCAAAGTATCTCTACTACTTGTTACTCCGCCAAATAATACAGTACCATCACCGACTAGTAACGGTGATAAATTAGTTTGTACTACTGAATTACCAACACTAGTCCAAGAAGTATTTGCCACTACATTACTTGCATTAAGAACCAATTGATATTGTCCATACTGCACATCAGTCAATAATAAATCTAACTGACTCGGTAATACTACTGCATCAGGATATGCGGGATTTAATCTTATACTTGCTAATGCAGTATATGCATTTCCAGTTGCTACTCTAGTCGGAGTTATACCGCTACTAACATAATTTTCAGTAGTTGCCGGTGTATAACCACCTTCTGAAATAACAGTACAGCATATTTGCTTAAGCGTTGAGTTGCTTGCAGTTGTGCCGGTATTAGTTATTTCATATCTTGGATTCAATGAGGCAGTAGTCATATAGACTTTTGTGTTACCTGATTGATTAGCGTGATGGAAAGTATGTGCTACGATAAATTGACCGTTGACAATAAATCCAGTTCTTACACTACCTACGCCAAGCCATTCAATGTCACACCAAAAAATATTAGTAAGTGCTGGATTCAAGTTGATACCACTTGGGTTAGCACCTACCGAATTACTAAAACTGTTAGTGTTCCAATTTGCCTGGGCGATTCGTTCTTCTACTATTGCCCCTGATGCACTGCTACGAATAACAAGATATAAACTAGTTCCATCTGCTTCAAAGTATACACCGTCATTAGTAGTAAAGTATCCTACACGCTGGCGACAGTTGGCTTGTAACGCACTCATACAGAAACTTTCCATAACCAACATACTCTTGCCTGGTTGATATGGTTGAACGAATTTGGCTTGTTGAATTGCGCTTGATCCGTTAGCAGTACTTACATTAAGATTAAAACTGCTTTCATTTGCTACATATATTACATTGCCGCCGGTAGCAGCGACATTACTGAATTGTTTTCCGGAAAGATAACGATTCTGACTGTCAAATAGCGTTACTGGGTTTGATACTCGTAAGCGACCAAATGCATCTAGCTGTGTGCCACCTAAGACTACATTAGCGGTACCGGTGATTCCGACATTACCGTCTACTGTTATACTGCCGCCACCGTCTACTACTGTTACATTTGCAGTGATGCCTGCAATATTGCCAGAGACACTGCTAACCGCTACTGTACCTGTAACAGCGGCATTAACATTTCCACCAGTAATATTAGCATTGACATTTCCGGAAACATTTGCATTGACATTACCTGATGTTACTACAATATTTCCGGTTACCGCTGCGTTGACATTTCCACCTGATATAGTAACATTACTATTGCCATCAATACTGACCGGCATCCAAGGAACTGTTAGCTCGCCGCTTGTTCCAATTTCTGAAACATGTGCGTCAACATTGCCTGGAATATTGACATTCCCGCTAATGATAATGTTACCCACAAAACCAGTACGGACGAATACCTGGCCAGTGTCTTCATTGAGTTCTAGCGCCTGGTTGATATTGCGTAGATACCAGGGTGCTACATTACTTGGATCTGGTTCAGCCATAAAAAATACTCTCACATTTCTATGAGAGTATTTATCTTACTTATTTGATATCTAAGGGTCGTGCTTTAGTAGCGACAATACAGTAGTATTTTTCTTTAGCTTTTGTTGGATTTTCAGGGTCTTCGGGATTCGGAACATTAAGATCAAATTCAAGATTATTAAATTGGTCAATATCAAACCCACAGCGCATGAGTAGTGCGGCAAGTTGATTGTGTCCAAGAACGCTATAGTGATTCAAATTAAATTCATGTTTTCTATCACCGTCGGGTGCAGGCACTTCAATATAAATCTTTGAACCTTGCTTCAATACACGATTGTATTCCATCAAACTAAAGATAGGATACGGGCTATGCTCTAATGCATGACGCAAGAAAATGAAGTCAACACTTTCATCGTAGTAACCATCAGCTTGAGGCAAAAAACTTAAGTCATACTTTTTAATAGTATGGCCTTTGCCTTCACAGATGGCAACATCGCCGGGACTCAGTGTTACACCGGTCACATTAGTATACTCACGCTCTTTCATTTCGTCAAGAAAGTAGCCTGGGCCACTTCCTAAATCAAGAATGTGTGCATCCTTTGGCAAATTGAGTGGGTCAATATAAGTTTCTACTACTTGCTTAGTCAATGTTTGATGAAACTTGCTATCGCCTTCATCATAGATGTGGGCAGTGTAAAGCCATTCATTATAGAACTTGAGCTTGATGAGGTCGAGGGTTTGGTTGATGTCGATTAAATTGTTCATGAAATTACTTATGCGGTGATTTGATAGTAATTATTTTTTTCTGTGATCTTTTGGTCTAGTAGCAACCGGACTAGTTTTGTTCACGCTATCTAATTCGCATGAATCACTACTAGTTTTCTTTGAGGAAGGTTGACCCATTACCTTTTCTGCATGTTTACGAATTTCTGCACCAGCATCAGTGTAATCAATCATAGTAAAGTTGCTACCGATTTCATTATTTGGTTCCATATCGCCGCGAGGTGCAGCAGCAAGAGCTACACCAAATCTATATGCAAGATAGGGATTATTATTATTATCTAAACCCTTATTGATTGTTAAACCAGGAAGAGCATGTTTTGCACCTTGTCTAATCTTGCTAGACTCGTTTACGAACTCACTAGCCCTCATTTCTTATACCCCTTGAAAGGCTTTATTGGGCTTTGGTCTTGTGTAGAATCTAGTTCTTCGCTATCTAAATCACCCTTGTTCAAATCTTTAAATGGAACGCCAGCTGCTTTGTATGCCATTTTTAACATATCTTGTTCTACTGTAGTATATGGGTGAGCGGTGTTATTTTTACCTACCCAGCTCTCGCTACTTAAATCAGGAACAGTTTTACCGTCGGTTGAGGCAACAGCCATCATTACTCTGTTTAAATCATAAGTGCGGTCGTATTGGCTTATTGCAAACAGGTTTAGCCCAACAGTAGACTGCTGTTGTCGGTTAGAAGGCTTTCCTTTAGATTCACTAATGAACTCGTGCGCTCTCATCGCTTATATCCCTTAAAGGGCTTAAGAGTTGATTGTGTTCCGGTGTTTGGAATCTCATCGCTGCCCGGCGTACTTACTGATTGTTTACCGCGCTTTCCTACTTTTGCTAATGCCTGATCAATGATTTGCCCAATATCAGCATCAAATTCAGAAGATACTACTTGATTCTCGCCCCATGTAGTTTCCGCTGTAAAATCGTTCTTGAACTCATTTTGAACACCATCATCGGGGCCGTTCGTTCCACGAACATCTGCAATTGCTACTCCGAATCTATACAATTCATAGAAATCATTATTCTTCAATTCAGGAATAACAAAGGTATTAGGTAGTGCATAGGATGCAACACTTAATCCATCAGTAACGG